GTGTTGGAGTCCATTTTGCTTGATCTACTTCTGTATCATTTCTAATAAATCCATTAATATTTTCAGTAAGACTTTCGTACATACCCTGAAGTTCTTTTACTAAATCTTTTAGATATTTATCTCTATCTTCGCTATTTTGATTATCTTCTATTGATGGTAAATCGATTGTTGTTGGTAACGTCATTAGTTAGTCATCCTTTTTCCAATTGGAGTAAATGAGGGATCAAAACCATGTATTTTAAATGGTCTGCTGACTCCCTCTGATGTAAATTTTAGAATATGTTGGAAGCCTACGCCTCCCGCAAACACTCTCTTCCATGTTTTGGTCTTATAAAATAGTTTTTTATAGACTCCTCCACCATTAGAAAATGTTCCAAAATTAGCAACAGTTCCATCTATTCCATCAAGAGTGAAGTTATTAACATCTACTACCGTAATAACGTAAGAAGTAGAACTTTCGCTACTATTTATTTCTTCCATACCGTCTACACCATATATATAGATCGCATCGCCTGTAGCTAGTCCATGGTCTGGAGCTTCAACGCTTACTGGATTTTCATTAGTAGCACCGATAATTTGAGTAATAAAATGTAGGTTTGGTAAGAAGTCTATCTGTCTAGTTAAGTATGGAGATTTTTCAGTATCTTTATAGAAACTAACAATTCCTTTTGTTCTAACATCTGTATCAAAATAGATATCAACATATTGAAATCTTGCTTCTTTTTTCTGATCTTTAAATGGATTCCAACCAGCAGTTACAAACTCAGAGTCTATCGATAAACCATTGTCTGAAGTTCCTGTTTCTAGTTTGAATATCGAACCATTTATATCTCCACCTAAGAAAATCTCTTGATTATCGAGTAAAAAATATGAAAGTAACGTTTCTTCATCATATTCTGTTAGTTCTCTATCTTCATTATTTGCTATCGTAAAATCATCTAAAGTATAGTCTATTGATATGTTTCCATATCCCAAACAGTTCATATCTATTTTATAAGTAGAAAAAGCTCCTGAATCATCATCATAAATTAGGGCTGCTTCATTCTCACTACTAGATGTGTCTTTTTTATTAAATAACGTCCACCATTTTTTCTGATTATAACTTCGTTCGCAAAATACCTTTTTAAATTCATTTACATTAATCTTATTCGTACAGAAATCACTTATTCTATCGTCTATTCTTCTAGTTTCTGATCCATCTGTTGATGTAATACCCCTAATTCCTAATGCTGTAGCATATCTGTCATATCCAACTGAAGCCATTCTTCCTTCAGCAGCCCTAAAATTATTTATTCTTTGCCATTTAAACGCTCTATTTGGATCAGATGTTGGTATTAACGACCATACAGAGTTAGTAAAGAAGACTATTATCTGATTTTGTACTTGTCGAGCTGATATAATCTGATCACCTGTGGCTGCATCTGTATAACCCCCACCACCTGCAACTACATCATTCCACCCAGTTGCTTCTGCTGGATTCTGTTTAGCACACCATCTAGCTCTTTGCGGATTGTTTACTGCATCGGCTGCCCCAGCTGTGAACTCATAAGTATTTAAAACAAGAAGGCGTTGCCCTAGTGAAAAAATTAGTTTTGCTCCTACTAAAGTACGTTGTACTGCTGGTGCTACTGGACTTAAAACGGGATTATATTTAGTTGTATTTGTTGTACTTACTGCTGCATCATAATATCTTATTCCATCAACTGTAGGAGCTGCGACAGGAGTTCCGCTCTGTCCATTTGTAAAATATAATCTATTAGTACCTCCGCCAGATTGCCAATTTGCCGACCAAACATAATCATATTCTCCTGAGCTAAAAATATCTGCGATATCAAGTTGAAGAAATATACCTGGTGTAACAGCTGTATTATATCTATAGGCTCGTCTTGCGTTGAATGCTATTGTAGTTTTTCCACCAGAAGCTTTTATATAACGAGTGATTCCCATAGTTCGATCAGTAGCATCATCTACTAATGCTGAGGTTCCACCAGCTGTATAAGGAGTTAAATCTGTTGTATGGATTCCGATTGAAAATGTAGTAGGAGATATAACTGTTACTGTAAATATTTTATTGTTTATTTCTGTCATTCCGCCAACTGAAGTAATATATACATTGTCTCCAGTAGTATAACTATGAGCTCCAGTTGTTATAACCCCTAGAGTAGCTGTTGTAATACCTGTAATAGCAATACCAGCAGCCATTGGAACTAGATCACCAAACTTAGAAAAACCTTCTCTTTTTTGTAAAAAACCGTGCTTAATATGAATATTATCTAAGGTGCTAAATGAATCAGCAGGTGCTAAAAAAGGTTCTTGATCAGTATCGAGACCAGTTTTAAAGGGAGATATTGTCATTTTAACTCCTTATTTTCCTATTGCCATAAATGTAATATTTGGAGTTCCTGCACTAGCTTTAGCTTTAAATCCAGTAGTCGTTAATGTATCAAAGCCTATTGTTGCAGTTGAACCCTTTGCGTTACCTGATATTGAATAACAAGCTGTTGTAAAGGTAAAACCACCAGGAAAAGCATAGACAACCCAAGATGATGTTATAGCTCTACTACCCCATATTAATGTTAATCCATTAGGGAGTAATAATTTACCATTGTTCGCTGCTGTTAAGGTTCCGCCTGTTAGTTTTGTTATTACAGAATCAGGATCTATTGTATAAGCTTGTGGCTTTCCAGCCGCGTCTTGTTTTGAATAGGCTATTATAGCATCTGCTATAGCTGTTGGGTCTGATGCAATTGCTAACGCGTCTCTATCTGCTAAATTCAAGCCCTGTGGTAAGAATGTTGAATCAGCTGTTTCAATAGCATCCCAGTTAGGAGTTATTACGTCTCCTAAATTTCTAATTTTTGTTGATCCCTGAGGAAGGGTTTTATCCCAAGCCATAGTTTTTCTCCTTAAAAGTTAGGAACTGATCTTGTATTTAGTAAATCTTGTTCTGTTCTTGTTAAAATTAAAGATATCTGCTCTTTATGTAGCTGTGTGGTTTCTGAATAAGCGTCATTCTCGCCGTAATCAGCGAATATATCTAAAGAGGTGCCATAAGCTAGGCATGGTCCCCATTCGTCTAAATCTGGGGTATCTGTGGCGTTTTCTAGAGCATCTACGACCTTGTATGATCCCATTCTAATTATATATAACTGGTCTGGTACTGGAAATAGCTGGAATTGATTTGCAAAATATAATATTGCTTCTGGTCGTCCTGCTTTAAATAGAACGTAATTTAAATAGATTAATTGTCCGTCATCTGGAGCTGCGTTGAAAGTAACCGATACCGTTCCATCTTCATAGTTAATAGTAGCTGTACCAGCCTCTGATCCTGTAATTGTAACATCAGCTGTAGTCCATGTACTTGTTATATCCTCAAAGGTCTCCGTATTATCAGTAATTGTTAAAGTAGACGGGTAAATAGGAAACCCAGTTATTGTTGTTGTAAAAGTAACTGTAGCTCCATCTCCCGTCCAAGGGTTTGAAAAATTATATTGAAGAGGATTTTCCTGTTCAAATCTTGCTGAGTCTTGGTACCAAAGCATTGATAAATTATTTACAGTTGCAGGTGGTTCGAAATTTGTATATGTAGCATCTGGAGTTGCATAAGTGGCTTGATTAGCACTTGTTTGAAACTCATAGAATACATGTTTTTGCTCAAGCTTAACTTCTGCGGGAAATCTAAATTGATAATATTTATTCAATCTGTCGCTTAATTCTGTATTAGACATATCATCTTCACTGAAACGACCAGTAACTTGTCTTATTTTCTGAATTATCTGTGCTTTAGTCCACTCACTCATCTTATTCTCCGTATACTTGTCTCATTTGGAATCTCGGGTTTTGTCCCATTAGTTTCTTAGTCATTCCACCTTCACCATTAGGACGCCAATCCCAAATAGGGGTGTTTCGTGACTCTATCCATTGTGCAATAAATCTAGGGAGCTTATATTTGCCTCCATGAAACATTGTAAAATTGTGGTTTTTCTTAGCATTTCCATATGGGAAACGATGCGAAAGACCTGGTTCTTCCATATTCATAAACTCAAATTCACAGACTTCACGAAGGAATTTTTCTTCCTTTTCACTCTTTGGCTGCTTACCAATGATAGGCAACTTCTGAAGGTCATCTGTTGAGCGATTTTGATGTTTTATTTGACTCATCTCTACCTCGTGTTAAAAAAAGGGAGGGAGAAACTATGTCCCCCAACCCTTATGCTTGTTATTTGTAGTTTTTAGGCTACAGTACTACGTTTGATCCAAGTGCTACTACTGTCATAACATCATCGTCTGTTCCAACAACGCCTGTTCCTAAAGTAATTCCCTGTATAGCTAAGTTCTCTACTGGTATTGCTACACCATCAGTGTCGCTTACTCTAGTTACATATCCACCTGAAACATAGACGCTATATCCAGTTACAGAAGTGTCTTCAACTAAAGTAATTGTAGTTGCAGTTACAGAGGCAACAGTAAACGTGTTGTTTAAACTTGCGTCTCCTGTTAAATCATCCGCTACTCCTACTACTTTTACTGTATCGCCAGCTGCAAAGCCAAAAGTTGCTGTATCATTAACAGTCAAAACCCCTGGAGCTGCATTTGTGAAACCAGAAACGGTTGCACCAACTGCTGTTGATTGTGCTAACGGTGTGAAACCATTAGATGTAGTTACCGCACCAGAACTAACTGTTACGTAATAACCATTTGTCATAGAGGAATCCCAGTAATACTGAGCTCCATCCGTTACGTTTGTTACAGTAATTTGATCTACTGTAAAACCTATAGACTCATTCCTAACAACCGCAGTCGCTGGATTTGTATAGGTATAAACCTTCATTTGCATAATTTTAATCTCCTATCATTTATCGTTGTTTCTTATGCACATTCATATGACACTCATGGCAAAGCCATATTACTTCTAATGGTTTTTCGTAATCTTCATGGTGAGCATGTAATCTAGAATCTTCTTTCATACATTTCTCGCATTTAATTGGTTTAACCATATCCCCTCTAAGAAGGGAGTTTCCAACAGCTGACCAAGCACGCATCTTTTGACGATTTTTTTGTCGCCAAATTTTATTTCTCTCTGTATTTTTTTTCTTTTGCTCGTCTGAAAGATTTTCATAATTGTTTCTTGCACGGTTACAAATTTCTTCTTTATGAGTGTCGTAATACTTTTGAGAGTAACGCTCTTTGTCTTCTTTTGGGATTGAAGCATATTCTTCTCGTCTATATTGAAGAAGTCGTTCCTTATTATTTTCAAAATATTCTTTAGATCTAATACGTTTTTTCTCACGCTCTTCATCGGACATATTTTTTTCACGAATTTGCCAATTTTCTTTATGAGTGTCGTAATATGTTTTAAGGTTTTTCTGAACATTTTCAGGATTATCTTTTCTCCATTTGTTTGATGTTTTATTTTGACAGGATTTACAATTATAACGTAATCCATCTGGATGTCTTTTATCTTTGTAATATTCTGTAACATCTTTATCTTTACCACATTGTGTACATTTCTTCATTTTGTACCTCCCTTTAGAGATACTTTGTCATATTCTTAGATTATTGTGTAGACCTAAGAATGTGTGCTCATAAGATTCAGCATAAATGCATCATTTAGTATTCTTGCTACAAACGGATGTTGCCAACCGACACTTCCTCTCTGATGTAATGGGTCAGCTGATCCACCAGAACCTAATGGCTCTACATAGAAATCACCTGTTTCTGATTTAAGGTGTACAACTGCGTACGCCTCTTTACCAACAATAATGTTATTATACACTGGTGTCGCTGCAGCGCTTACGCTACCTGCTGACGTGTATAACCATCTTACATTGCCTGTTGAGCCCCATTCTGCATCTAAAACAGTACCTTGAGATGCGTAGTTACTTGAGTTAACAAAGTTAGCACAAGCTTCTAGGTCATCTAAAAGATCTGTATCCATGTAACCCCAGAAAGCTGGTCTAACTGGTGAAGTTGCAAAAGCGTTAGTGCCTGTTACTACTTCGCTGATCATCTCACCATCGTTTCCAAGAATTGTTTTAACTGCAGCGTCAATATCAGCTTTAGTTAATTCTGTTGGTGTTTCACCATTAATACCATTGCTACACTGTAGCACTGATGTTGTACTTGCTAAAACGTCACGAGTTACTTCGTCCATTGTTTGAGCTAAATTTTGAGAAAGCAATCTAGCTGACTCATTTAAAACTCTATCTTCGCTACCTGTTACTTTCGGCTTAGTTATGCCTACTGACCATATTACTATGGCGGGAAAAGTTCTTCGACTTTCCCTCCAACTCTTGTCGTAGTTGGATCAGACTATCGCATCTCCTATAAAGGAGCCCTTTCGTTTAGTCGTTCGTGCTGCACGAGTCAAAACTCTGCTTGCACCTTGTCGCCACCGTCTTTACGCTGCGGCTTCCAAGCAATTAGAAAAGGTTTTATAACCGCCTAATAATGAAACGGTTAACTGAACTTGATTTGTAATTGTTACAAAATTCTTTTTATTACTACTCTTTCGAGCGGTTAGTCATTTCTGCTAACTCCTAATATTACTACTAGGTTTGGACTATATCTTACATGCTTACTCAGCATGTGATTCCTCTTTGTTGTTTAATCTATTATCATGATAACATTTTGAGCTGCAAAATTTTCGTATTTTTCGATACTTATATTCGACATCAAAATCTTTTCCACAATGGTTACAGTTTAAAGTAAAGTTTTCACCCCTATCTGCTCTTGGGCGTTGTCCGTCATCCTTTATCTTGTATTCCATTGTTGGATGAATATATTGTCTGATTAAATCATAGAATGGTTTTCTATCAGATCTTCTTAATCTCATCGCAAAATATTTATCATGTTGATTACATCTCCATTGTAATCCGAATTTCTTTTGAAGCATTCTACACATCATTTCTACTTCAGTCTTTGAATAGGCATATGTATATATAACAGGAACTAAAAAATCGTCATTTTGACGAAGTGTTCCATCGTCCTGATACCATAATGCTAATCCTAATGGTGTAATGCATTTCATTACATGTTCATCTACTGTACGTCTTTTATCAAAATAAAGATGATCCATTAGTTTTGTATAAAATGGATGCGATTTAGTTTGCATCTTGAAATTTTCAAATATTTTACCATTTAGTGAAGAAGAACCTTCCTTACTCCAACATGATGTTAAATATTCAAGCATTTCAATTTTATAAAGCATATAATCTTTCTGTTTTTTGCAATGCGTCATTGAATATTGAGCATTAATACCGCCTTTTGGTATTCTTAAATGTCCATCTCCTAAACACATTCCTATTACTGCTCCCTTAAACTCTAATCGATTTTTAAACATAGTCTCTACACCTTCCTTTGCGGCTTGGCTCGGGATTGTCCTTTGCGGAGTTTCCCCGAATTCGAAATCATTTTACTACGGCAATTTCTAAGCTGCAAGACTCAAATAGTGTCTACCGTAAAAGCTCACACGTGCCTTGATATCTGTAGCTGATAGTGGTGCTCCTGGAGGAGTACGGCCATCAATTAAAGGAATAGGTACTGTGTCAAGTTTTGAGTATCTTCTGAAGACAATTGTGTCTCCGTTTTTTTCAGGAAGAATACGTCTCTGGGCAAATTTTAAATGAATAAGCGTTGGATACGCTGTCATCAATAAAAGCCTGTCGTAATATTCCCGAACGGCTGGAGAAAGTACCGCTGTGGTTGTCATAGTCATAAAAAACTCCTAAGTTTTTTTATCCCAAATGTCTGGCTACAGTCTGTTTAAACTCATCATCTGACATGTCCTTGTACCTTTTAGCTTGAGAAATAGGTGAAGTAGAGCCTGTACTCGATAAACTTCCTGCCCTATTGGCATTTGCAACTATGCGTTGTGCATCAGCAGACTTTTTGCTTCTCTTATTCTCAGTCCGATATGTCTCGGAATTTTTAGCCAAATAGTAGGCAAGTTCATAATCCTGGGTTTTTTGCAGAGTGCTTTGCAGACCTGGGTTTTGTTTCAATACATCGGGTAAATATTTTGTGATTACTTCTTGATAGTCGGGATTTTTCTGAGCCATTTTCATTTCTTCAATCGTTGTTTTAAACTGGTTGGCCATGCTTCCAGAGAGTTTTTTAAATTCTCCTACAGTCATAACATCCCCATCTTCCAGGCCTTCGAAATCATTCTTTGGCGCTGGTTGAGATTGCTTCACTTGGTTTAAGGCTAGATGATCCTTTATCATTCGAAGGTCATCTTCCACAGATTGTCTTTTCGCTCTTTCAGATTGCAGTGCAGATAAAGGTACGTTTTGTTCTTGTTGAACCTCGCCTGTATCTACTTGCTCTGGTTGAGCTTGAATATTTTCATCTGATGGTGGAACGGCGGCTTCCATAATTTGATCGCCCGAAACGTTATTTTCGTCATTCATTCGTGTGTAGCTCCTTAAGCTCGCCCGTTTTGGCTCCTGGTGGTATCAGGGTGGTATTAGCCAGTGTCGGCGGCACTATTGTGTTATATATGCTCCTGGAATAGAGGTAGTTTCCGTGATTACCTCATTACAGGACTTCGCTCCTACTAATGTTAGCGCATCAAAATCAAACGGTTTTTGTGGCATGTTTACATCCCATTGAATCGTTCCTTTGTGATTATCAACTTCGCCTACGATCATCCCAACTTTGGGAAGTGGCTTGGTTGAATACGCTTTAATATATTTCATCAAGGTGGGATAACCATCTACGCATGTCTTGGACGGAGTGGCAAATAATACGATCCAATATGGAACCATTTTGTCCCTATTGGCAGCTACGATAGCCTGTATTTCTTTGTTATCGTCTTCAATGATTGCGTCACGGGTCTCCCCAGTCTCTTGAACCATAATTTATTTTTCCTTAAATACTATTTGGTAAAGCTTGGGATGGATATCCTTTGCTGCCACAAGAGTATTTTTTAATTTTTCCTAAGTCATACTGTTCAGAATTAGTCTTAATAGACTTAACAGGGCTTGCCTGTGTATTGTCTTTAATAGTGATTCCTCCCTTAGATGAATTAGAACTCTTTACCTTGTCCATTTAAACCTCCGAAGGTTGTTGTTCTTGTTGTCCTGATATTGGTTGAGCTGCTGCTTGCCCGCCTTCCTCAGAAATTCTTACATCGTCCTCTTTCACTTCTTCTTCCTTAACTCGTCCCATCTCTTCCATTTGAGAAATTATTTGCATATATTTCATCAATCTGTCATCATCCATAGAATCAAGTTCTTTCATTGCTCTAGCTTTATCTAGTGCTGCGGAAGCTCTTGAATCAATAGCATCTGCTGCTCTAGAATCTTCCAATCCCATATTTGCAACCGAACGTGTAAATCTTTCTTTTCCTCCTGCAATTTTTTCTATTGCTGATGCTTTGTTAAGCTCTAATTGAGAATTGAGGACTTGTTGTTGTACTTGTTCTGCTTTCTGTGCTTGTTGTGCTGCTTGTTTTTCGTTCTGTTCTATCTGTTGGTTAAGCTCAGACTTTCCTTGCAGTGGGGCTGCATCTATTAGCATCTTAGGTGTTATTGGACTGCCTTGGTTAGCTCCTGTTAATTGATATAGATCAACCATCTGCCTAAAGTAGATCTGGCGCTGGCTATCAGTTAAAACACCTTCTTGAACCGAAACGTCATACTTTATGGTTTCTTTGTTATAGAATTGTTCAGCTGGCTTTTGATTGATTATTCTCTCTATTTTCTCTGGTTTCCAAGTCTGGATCATCTTAAGAGCTTTTTTAGAAATTAATTTTTGTGCATAGCGTAGGTTGTCAAAAATATCTTGAAGATTAACAATAGATGCACTCTGTCGAACCATCATCATGATTCCAGACTCTTGAGCGTTCTCTGTCATTCCAAATGCAGCGTCATTAACGCCTGCTATTGTCATAATGTCTTGGTCAAACTGCTTTTGAAGCTCAAACATCCCTTGCGGTATCTGTGCTGGTTGAACCTTTTCAATATCGCCTGGCTGGGCGCTATCTTCCATCCATATAACTTTACCTTGAGAACTTTGAAATAGAGATCTTGGGTTAACTACTGCAGATTTCTTAGCTAGCCAACCAGAATTAATTTGAGAGTCCAAAATATCTACCATCTGCGATCGGCGCTTATTAGCCTCTTTCTGTGGATCAAGCTGGCAACGTACTAATGACTGTATTTTAAGAGCCCAAGAGTCAGATTCTGGTTCAAATATCCCCACCATCGGAACAAAAGGGTACTCGTTTAATCCGTATTGATTCCTTTCAGTTCGCATGAACTCATCATTAACAATAATATGACAATCAACATACTTTTTAGGCTTCTTAACTACTTTTAATTGAGGATAGTTCTTTTTGAAAAAACTTAAGCCTTCCTTGTCGCCTTCCCACTCGGTATATTCGCCTGTCTCTTCGTCAACAAGCATGTCAACCATTTCCCAACCTTGTTTATAAACTTCATTATACGCTAAGAAATTCTCACCACTCGGCTGTTTTTGATATGGAATCCATGTAAATTTATCATCTCTTGACCACCCTTGTTTCGATAGCATTTCAATGTCTTTGCGCTGTCCTGGTAGCAGTGATGCTGCTTGATCAGCACTAAGATATTTACGCTTGATAACGTGGTCACAATCTGAAAAATCTAGTTGCGTAAAGTACGGATCAACAATAAAACCAGAATAAGGATCTCTGCCAAAACGAATATCGCCATTAATCGGGTCATCTCTATAATCCATCCATATATTAAGTAAATTAAAACCTGTCTTTAAGCCTCCACCAAATGATTCTGAGATGAATTTGTAACCATCTCCGTAATTGAGAGCATAAAGAAGTAATTGTGATAATTGATCGGCTGCTTGTTGATCCGATGTTTCTGTAGGAGATACAATTGAGCTAAGTCTGTTTTTACGCTGATAACCAGTGAGTAAATTAATATTTCGACGGATATAGTTGAAGACAAGGGCGTTTCTTCCCTCTGAAAATAGTTTCTGTTTTTCTGATTCGTTCCACTGATCCCCAAGATAGGCGCGTAAATCTGTATCTGCTAATGGATAGAACGCATTCCATGCCAAATAATCATCTTGATATAATTCATCATACTCACGTACAATAGCATTATCACTTATCATAAATGTCCTCGTGTGTAGTAACTCTCCCTTGCGGGGTGGTATAGAGTCTTAAAATAAGAGGGGCGGAGGTGCTAGCTATTAGGATTTAGTTCTTTAAAACTACCTAATCCCCCATACAATGTAATGTTTTAAGTTACAGAGATTCCCTCAGTTTAACTTTTGTCTTTCTTCTCCAGTAATAGGAGTTAAGTCAATTTGTTTTCCCGTTTTACTTTCAATGAGATTTTCTATTAACTCTTCTGCGTAATTATCAGGATATTCTGTTTGCCATTTTAACATTGGAGTACAACTAGATAAAAATAATGGTATAAATATAATTATTTTGAATAGATTCATTCTTAATTCCTTGATAGATTTTGCCATTACAGAAACAGAAAATTAATGTAAAGCATATTCAACTAGTAAAACTACATTATACTAAATTTTTGAATTAATTTCTATGGTAATAAAAATACTTTAACGATACATTTGTTCTAGTTCTTCAGCATCTCGCTCTGTAAATTCTTGTCTTAGATTTTTATTGAAAAAATGAGTGTAGAGGGCGTAGCGTTGGGAGTCACAACTATGGTCAAACTTCTTAATTGGCTTATCTTCACCACGTTCAGAAGCCTTAGAATCCCATAGATAATTACTGAATTCTTTAATCGTTTCCGTGCAGTTTGAACAGATCTTATACGTTCCATTAGTGAGTAGTTGACCGACAAAACGTATTCCAGGAACAACATCATTAACAGCGTCCATTACGTTATTAACTCCATTACGTCTTAATTCTTGTTTAAAGGAGGCAGCAGAGGGATCTATATATATACGCTTTACATTATATCCACTGATAAACTTTATTAAATCGTTCGAGTAATCATAATCTGACTTCTGTCTCATCTCTTTTTTAGAATCATAGTAATATTCTTTCTCTAACCACATATTAGGGTATTGATTAGGGTTATAACCTATCAATGTAAACACGCAAGGGTTGGTAGTACCGTAATCCACACCCACAATATAATAGTTAGCCTCAGATGTTGGCATTTGCATAACGTGCATATCTTCGTCAAAGAAATCATAGACCGCACCATCTGCAAGCACCCACTGGCCTAGAATGTAACGCTTGTACCATAACCCTTGATACTCAGCTGATAGATCCCTGATATATTTTGCGGATAAAACAGGGTTATCATGTATAGTATATGAGAAAACTTTTAGATCTAATTCATGTTCCCTGTCTATGAAATCGCGCTTAAGCCAATGAAAAGGACTATCTGGGTTTGTAGCACAAAATAGCTTAGAATCGGGGATAGATAACCTAGAAAGTAACATCTTAAAGAAGTTTTCGGGGAGTAGAGAGGCTTCGTCTAGCAATGCTCCTGCAAATTCAGATCCCCTGATCTTCGCTTCCGCTCTGTCGTCATTGGCTCCGACAACATACATTGTGCGATTATAAAGTGAAACCTCTCCTTTGCCAACAGAATACTGTACTGCATTCCCTACTATAGCCTGCAAGGGAATAATAATATTACGCTTAATAGTTTTGTCTGTTCTACCACATATTATTAACGGTCCCTTAGGGCCTGTTCTACAGAAATCTAGCCATCTAAGCAATAATATGAAGGATTTTCCAGAACGAACAGAGCCTTCAAGAATATTTATTCTAGCTGTTGACTCCCTATAAGATGCTATTTGCTTGTTGCTAAGTTTTTCAAGTGCCATATTATTTCAACTTTTCTGCTAAATAAATTACTAATAATTTAAGTTTATTTGCCATTGATGATATCAATCATCTAAATGTTAAATTATCGTTAAAAGCAGCGTACATATTTAATGCAATCGCTAGATTCCATAGCCATTTAAGGATTCTTTTCATATTTTCCTTTCTAATAACTCAACTACTAATGTAGTAAGTTCAGCAAGTAACTGTTGCTGTTTGTAGGCATGTTTAATTGGATTTAATGGACCATTTGCCTCTTTGATTAGTTTTTTTAACTTCTCTAACGCTTCTTTTCGTAGCTTTCTTTTTGTAAACATCTAAAACCTGCTATTTTTGAATTAATTTCGTTCTTTTTTTTAATTAATTTAATAGAAAGAGCCTTTCCAAGCTTTTTAGCTGTTTTATACGACAAAGACTTAATACCTCTCTCAACTCTTGATATATGACTATTAGAAACACCTGCAATTGATGCTAATTCTAGTTGTGAATAACCTCTTTTTTTTCTGAATTTTTTAATATATTTTCCTATCTCTTTCCATTTATCTTTATCAATAGAGTTAGTATATAATTGTGATTTAGGCTTCACATACCTGCTGATAGTGATTAAATTGAATATGTTCATGCTTTTTTCTCCACGTTGAGCTCTTCTACATAATGACGCTTCAAATCTAGGTAGTCATCCCACCATTCCTCTTTATCAGTAGCATATAAAAACTGATTTCTTTGGATATTGTGATATAGAGTAAAGAATGTGTCTTCAATACTCACCATCTTGTCCATATACCCTTTCATTTGCTTAGTAACGACGTCTCTTATTTTTCCGAACTGATACATCCTTGCATCATGCTTTCTAACCATTCTATCAAGTTTAGTTTCCATGTTTTTCAGCTTGGAATATGACTTCTTAAACTCGTCTCGTACTATTCTTTCTATCTTTGCAGATGTTAGTCTTGTAGCTTTTATTTTTGCTTTTTTCTTTGGTTCATCATCCATCTTCATTCTCCTTAATTAATTTGCTGCCACAGGGATTCGAACTCCCGACCTTCTGGTTACAAATCAGGTGCTCTACCAATTGAGCTATATCAGCTTATTCTTCATTTTTTTTTAGATAGGCACAGTCAATCTTTCCAAACTCTTGTTTCTCTTGGTCTGTAGCATGTCGCCATTCATCAAACCATCCTCCTAGTCCCTCACCGTATCTAACGTACACATAGGCATGTGTATAGTCCATCTTGCAATCAACTAGCTTAACGATGATCTGATCTTTCTCTTCTGGAAAATTGTCTTCGCATTTAATCCAACTCATCTAAAACTCTCTCTCTCTCCAACCGTTATCATACACGTCTAAATTATTATGTTTATCGTTAACAATTACTGTTAATATCCAATCAAGCGCGTCTATTAATGAGTTCTTGTCATCTATGTATTCTAATATGATTGGTGCTAGCTGTGCTTGTATCTCTTCTGAAACGCAAATCTCTCTAACGGTAAGTTTTGGAAGCTCTTTAGCATCTTTAGCTTTGTTCATCTTTTACTTCCTTCTTGTTGTTCTTAGCTAACTCAACGAGCGCGTCAAAATCTTCTGAGCTTTTAATCATGTGCATTACATCTAATAAACTCGCTAGAGAGCCGTTAAACTCTTGTTTATCTGTTGGGTGATCTGTTTGTGCTAGTCGTTGCTTACCAAGCCATATAAGCATCGTTGTATTGCCTCCCATTGCCACTTGATACTGCTTTCCTAGTAGAAAAGAATTACCCTTTTGCTTTTGTTCCGTCAAAAAAACGGAAAAATCTACGCCTTGATCTATTTTACAACGGTTATATAAAGTATCTTCACAAACACCGATATAAGCTGCGGTCTGTACTCCATTTGAGCCAGTCATTAAACATCTACTAACTACATCCCAGTCAATAGGAATTACTTTTCTTCCACCGTTCTGACGTTGCACTTTCTTTACTTTAACTATTGGTTTCTTAGCCATTATTTAGCCCTCACTTTCATCATTGCAGCGGGGAATAAATCAATAACTGGTTGAAGCTCTCGTTCTACATGACGCAGATCATCTTCATTATCGAACTTAATATTTATTGAAAATTTTTTAGGTTTTTCTTGGGCTACTATATCAGAAAGTAGCTCTTCTTCTGTGAAGCCAGACTCTAGTAAGATATCCATGTCCCAACGGTTAGCGAGCATATCAAGATCGAAATCCCCGCTAATCTTATTTAGACCAATGGTTAACTCTTGTTCTTCTCTGTTGGAAAGTGTTCGGGAAGGTATCGCAACAGAAACTTTATTATAGCCGAGTGATCGGAACATCTTAACTCTTTGATGTCCGCCAACGATTTTTCCGCTTGGTTGGATAACGATAGGCTGACAGAGTCCGAACTTTCCGAGCGATTTCTTAAGTTCTTCAGCTCTTTTCTTAGAGAGTCGACGGGGATTGTCCCTATTTTCGGTGAGCTCATCTATGCTCCTCTTTTCATATTTCCATGTGATATTATCACTCATAGCTAGTCCTGTGGTATCGGCTCGCTAAAAGGATTATCAGAATTAATTAATTGTTATTTTGATTCTTTTATTTCTTTTGCTTCGTCTTTTGTTGTTGTTGGTTTAGTTGCTTCTTGTGCTGCTTTTACTCTATCAGCATCAGCTTGTTTCATCTCATCTGTATATTCAGCGAACGTATAGTAAAGAACGTTGAATAAAGGCACTGCATAGCCTGATTTCTTATCTTCGTTGAAGTGTGGCTTATTGCTAGCCATATCAGCTAAGAAAGTTTTAAATTCACTATCTTTTAGTACTATTGATAAATCTTTTCCCGTTGAAAAATATATGCTTACTTTATAATCCATTGTTATCTCCTTTTTTTGTTTAAAATGGGCATTCTTCGCCCTCTTGTGTCTCTGGCATAGCTGCCATAGCTGCTGCGTGAACGTCTATAGCCTTCTTTACCATCTCGCAAAACTTATCTTTGTGATCTCTATCTGAGAATTTTATATACTGATAGTATTTCTTTTCAACACCATCATCAACAATTCTTGCTGGCAAATTAACCCAGCGTTTACCGTCTTTTTGATGAAGCGAAATCCCGCTTATCTCTACTCCCCATTTTGGGACTTCAATTGTTGCGACACCTAGGCAAGTGGATTTATTTACAGGTGAGTATCTAACACATTTAAACATCTTTTTTTTCCTTCTTTTTATCTTTCTCAACCCATAGTTCGCCCATAGATCCATAAGTATCTATATATTCATAATCATTGTCTCTGACCCATTTTTTTGACTCGTATAATTTTCCGTCTACTTTTATGTGATAATCATCTATAACAAGAACATGTTTTCGACCTGCAATAGCTCTTATCAGATTAAATTTTAGGTTTACGTCTTTTGTAAGAATTGATATATCTTTTCTAATCTTTGCAAGATTGTTATCTAAATACTTTTGCTCAGTAATATCTACACAATCACCTATATCCCAATCATAATAGCTTCTCTTAATTTTTCGCTTAAACCAACTCATAAAGAATCCTTAATATTGTTAAATCTTCCTTTCCCATCTTTCCTTCCCTTTCCTTGTCCTCTTGCGTTTCCTTCGCCATAGCCTGGACCGTCACCATTACAAGAATCTTTGTTCTTATTAGCTCGTTGTCTTTCGCCTTGCTTATTTTTTTTACTTCTTGGTAACATCTTTCTTATCCCTCTTTAAGCTTATCTCTTCTGGTTTATACTTATCTTCATCTTGTGGACCTGCAAAGCCTCCTTGACAGCCTAGGCAGATACCTGTAGCGTTTAGCTGAACAACGGCGTGGCAGCAAGTACAAATCATCCATTTATCGTTATTCATTATTCTTCACCTATTATAGGTGATGGTAGTGCCATCCAATGCGTAACATCTAAACAAATTGTTGAATGCAATTCTGGGTTGTATAAAACAAATACAGCATAGTAATTATGATAAATAGCTATATGTTCTCCTGCATATTTTGAGTTAGTCGTATAGCATACTTCATCCGATGAAGGTAATTTATCTTTTACTGATATCCATTTATCATTATTCATTATCAAAAACCCCTGATTCAGCTACTATTTCTCCAATTCTTTCTGCTAGTTCAATTTCTGCTGCTGTAGCGTCTTCTTTATACTTCCATGTGTGTCTGCATCTCTCATGAATATCAAGTAAAGCAATATAGAAATTTGTAGCATTTTGAAAGATCAAAAGATCAGCTTCATTTTCTGGAACATAAAACTTGTAAGTTACTTCTAATTGCCTATCTAAATTATTAGATATTTCCATTTATTTTCTCCTTGAGTGCGCTTACTGAAAAGTAAACATGTGTTCCTTCTTCATCTTCTTCTTGAAAAACTCTTACTATTTGTCTATGATTTAAGCCGAGTCTATTAGCTTTTTTAATAAGATAATCTAAATTTTCTATTGTTAAATTATCTTTATAAGTAATAGCATGTTCGTTAACCATTTCATCTCCAATTTCAAATAAATTTATTTCAACAGATGGTTTATCAGAATACGTTTTTTGTGCAAAGACCGAAGATATTTGGGCATCGTCTCGATAAGCAATTGTATTTAAAATATCAAAATACCACTTGATTACATTATCAAGATCACTTTTGCTAGTGTGATATTTACCGAAAGCTTCTTTTTTGTGCTTTTTAGACCATGATTTAGGTATAGAGTACCTTATGTCTACTTGAGCCGCGATAGCCCCTTCTAGGGCATTTAAATAGCCTTGCTTGCGAAACTGGTTAGCGAACTCCCACTTCATTTTGTTCTTTTCTTTATTTTGGGGATCGTAAACTATGCCGTTGGCGAATCTTGGACGTTGTTTTGGTATCGGAGTACCTTCGTGAATAAATCTCATTAACTTGTTCCTTAGTAGCATACTTTCACTCATAAAACATATTAATAATTATTTCAATAGTTTTTTTTAATTATTTTTTGTTTCTTTTCTTCAAACACTAAATCAAATGCTTTAGCAACTTGAGAGTTTATTAGATATACCATGTGGTAAAATGAATTTTTAAGATGATTTATATGATCTTCACATTCCTCGAAGTCTGCGGATTCCCTCACATTCCGAGCTACACTCACTAAGTTTAACATAATAAATTCGTTCATGACCGCAATCCTATAAGCCATGATCTTAGAAGGATCTTTTGCGTCAATGCCAATAGTTCCCTTTTCTTCTTCTAGCGTTTTTAGTAACTTTGCTGCTACATCAAAATAATTTTCTATTTTCATAATTAACTCCTTTAATATAAGTTTATTTTCCTTTGAATATTGTTAATTTGATCCTTAAAGTTTTTAGTATTATATCCAATTATAAATGGTTGAGCTTGTGAGGATGTATGAATAAATTCTATTTGACTAGCGTTTATTTCAATTCTAGTATTTTTATTTAAAGCTTTCTGTTTAAATCTTTCATAGAATATTTGAGCTATCTTCCTATTATTTTCTATTGATGCTTGTTTGGAGTCTACGGATTGTATTTCTAAATCAATAAAATGTTTTTTAAAGAAAAGTGGTGTTCCCATCTTATCTTTCCACCAATCGTTTTTAAACGTTTCATTAATCACTTTAGCTATTCCTTCTTTGCTATTAGTTTTTAGCAAATCATCAAAAGCTTTGATCTGAGCCTTTGTCTTGGATACATCTATTTCTTTTAGATCCTTTTCTTTTCTAATTCTATTTACTTCCTTTTCAAATAAATCAAATAAAAACATAGCATCGTCAGATGCGGAAGCAGCTTTTTTTGGTATATCTTTAGATATACTTTTAGTATTAGTATTAGTATTAGGTATAGGTGTGGCGATTCCGTCCCTTCCATATGGCGATTCCGCCATATGCATTTGGCAGCTTACATTTCTGGCTTTTTGGGGATGGATTTCACGCTTGGAATTGATAGTATACCATACAGTTCGATCGAAAGACGTCTTGTTGAAATTACCTTTTAAAATTATCTTTTTATCAAGCATTTTTTTTAAAATTCTTTTTACTTGATCTTTAGACCAATAAGAGAAATGAGTGGATATATCTTCTAAAGTATTATAAAACCAATAGAGTCCTTCATGAAAATTACTCTTACGAGTTTTATTATAATTAACCCAGTAAGTCATATGCTTATACATTAAAGCTATGTCAATTCCAAATTCTTTAGCTATATCGGTGTCAAAGGAATGAGTGTCTGATCTTAAATCTAGTTTTTTTTTAGCTTTTTCTTGACCTAATGTTTCTTGTTCGTTAATATTATAGACCATGATTAATTATCCTTATGGTTAAGTTTAGTTTTTTCATGTTATTATATCCTTTATTGGTTGTTGCTTCCTTTTAATGGTTGTGATTCCTTTATTGGTTATTGGGTTCCTTAGTAGCATATTGCAATCCAAGGTATTAGTCTTACGTCTAGTGAGCGTTTGATCTCTACACTCGTGTGTAGTTTGTAGAAGGGAAGGTGTGGTACTTTCCCTTCTTTTTTTTATCTGTTTTTCCAATTTAGACATTTTGATACTAACTAACATTCCACACCTTTACAAGCTTTTAAAATATTTTCTATTTAAAGTATAATACTTCTTCTTCTTTTTTTTGAATTTTATCTTGTACGATTGAAACTTTTCCGTTGGTTAAATATTTAACCGCTAAAGTTATAGTTATGGGTGTTTTATATACTCCGATAATATATCTATATAGTGTAGTTCTATGGACACCTAGCTTTTTAGCAAAGAAATTAATCTTTATCCCATTTAGCCTTAAATACTTACTTAATCTCATCTGTTTCCTACTTCTTTTGTGTTGCTTAAAATTATAAAAATCTAGTATATTAATCATATTATTTAAAGACAAGATAAGTTAAATAAAAACTATATGGCTGGAAAGCCAAGGTGATGATGATGAAAGCTAAAAGATATCTATTACAACACATTAGACATACTAGGAGAAATCAAACAGAAGGATTTCAAGCAGGATTCGGATGTCATAATTTAGATGAACTAACGTTTTATACTGATATTGGGATTGTCGCTGCTGAGTCGGAAGAAGAAGCTATAATTGTTAGTAGAAAAATATTTAAAACTAATGGGTGGAGATGTCGTTTTTGTGGTAGAAATCCAACATCTATTATAAAAGAAATTGATGAAAATTATAAATTATAAAAAGGATGATGAAGATGAATGAAGAAAATAATTGCTGCATACCATGCAAACTACGCTCGTTATTAACAAATAAATTAGATGGTGTTTTTCTTGAAATGCATGATTTATTTGAAAAAGAGAATGAACCAATGGATGTTTCGTATGTATGGCATGAACTTGTTGGTTGGGGGCTAGAACAGCTTGCAAATTCCAACGCATCAGATGAAGCGATAAAAGATTTTATTTATACAGATTTGAAAAAAAGCTTTGATTTAATTATAGGTCAAAGAGAAGTAAACATAAAAGAAACTAATGAAGGAGATAATGATGAACAATAATGAAGTTGAAGTTAAAGCTACTAATTTTTTAGTAGAGATAGAAGACACAAATAAAATGTGCAAACTATTATTACAAACACCCTATTATAAAACAATTGGAGAGGCTGGAGTTTTTGCGATAATTCAAACTGCAAAATCGCTTGGTATCAATCCAATTCAAGCCCTTCAAGGCGGATTGTATTATTTTAAAGGTAAGATTGAAATGTCAGCTCGTATGATGGGGGCATTAATACGTTCAAGAGGTCATAGCTTTACTATATCTAAGATAGATAATACAACTTGTACTATCAACGGAAAGAGAGCAGATACTCATGATGCAATGGCAGCTTCTTTTTCTATTGATGAAGCAAAGAAAGCAAGGATCTATGTTAACTCTTGGATTACTTATCCTCAAGATATGCTTTACGCTAGAGCGTTGTCTCGTTTAGCTAGGAGATTATTTCCAGATATTGTGGGAAATTGCTATGTAGAAGGAGAAATAAACGTAGCTAAGGTGGTTGATGACGTTAATTCTGTAGAAGAAACATCTACTATTGAAAAGAAAGATGTTCGAACAACCGAAGAAGTTCATGCTTTGAATGATGTTTTCAATGTTATACCCGAATATAAGAAAGAGATCGAATTATTTTTAAGAAAAAAAGAGATTCTATCTTTTCAAGACATGCCTAAAGAAATGTATTCCAAGGTTCTTAAGAGAGCTAAGGAAAAGATCAAGGTATATATGAACAGTTTAAAAGATAAGTATTCAAATGACGATATTATGGAGGCTGCAAATGTATAAAGTAGACGTTGAACAAAATACTCAAGAATGGTTAGACATGAGAAAAAACCATATTGGCGCCTCGGATGCTAGTATTATTTTAGGAGTCTCAAAATGGAAGACTAATGACGGTAGAATTAAAACTCCACGACTTTTATGGATGGAAAAATTAGGGTTAGATACTACAGAAACAGATAATTTTGCTACTCGATATGGTAAAGCTATGGAAGAGCCTGCAAGACAAGCATATCAAGAGATGGTCGGAGATCTTTTTGAGTCTGCTTGTGTTAAAAATAAAAAATATCCCTACCTTATGGTTTCGCTAGATGGATTAAATATCACGCAAGACCGTGCAGTAGAGATAAAAAATTGCAGTGAGGAAGATCATCTATTAGCTAAGGAAGGGAAAGTTCCAGCTAAATATATTCCCCAAGTTCAAATGCAGGCAATGGTAACCGAGCTGCCGTTTGTTGACTACTTTTCTTTTCACAAAGGAGAGGGAGTTATAGTAAAGGTTGCTAAGGACGAAGAATATTGCAAGATGTTAGAAAAAGAACTTTCTAAATTTTGGGAATATGTTGAAACAATGAAAGAACCGCCTCTTACAGATAATGATTTTATCGATAAGGGAGAAGATTGGTTAACGGTAGCGATGGAGCTATATAATATTAAACAACAGAAGAAAATGCTAGTTGCTCAAGAAAAGGAACTAGAGATAACATTAAAATCACGTTCAGACGACAGAAACGCACGCTCTGGCGATTATCTATATACATGCAGTGTTGGCATAGGGCGTATTGACTATAAGGCCATTCCTGCCCTATTAGACGTTGATTTAAGCCAATACATTGGAAAACCAATAACTAGATGGTCTTTAAGAAAAATATAATAATCTTAAAAAAAGCAGCCTTGATTGGCTGCTTCTTTTCAAAATATTAATTGCTGAATCGCGGCTCCAATAACAAAGCCTACTATAAAAAATATACTGTATCTTGCTTTCATTGGTATCTCTCTCCATATTTCTTTTAATGCTTTTTTATACATTTAACTTATCCCTTGTTAAGATCTGGGAAACTTGGCAAAATTCTCTCAGCCAATATTGTTTTAGATGGACAATCTCTCAAGTCTTTTCTATATGTTATCATCAATGCTTTATCTGATTCTGAAATCGGATAATCTGAAATCATATATTTATCAGACTCCAACAATAGATTATCTCTATCGTTTCTAAGGTGATCCATATAATGAGCTTCTGATAGTTCCCATTTCTTAGATTGCATATTATAAAGATGGTTACTAGAAGGCTTTTTAGGTACTTCTGTACAAGTTTTTGAATCCCATAAAGAATCTGTCTCATCACCTTCAATATAAACATATGCTGGTGGTGTGTTGCTGTCTGGTCTCATAAAATATTTTATCATGATTTATACTCCTGAATGATTAGATGTGTTGAGGCTACTCCTCCAAATTTTCTTCCTGTACTGTTTCCATTTACATATACAGTAGGAGCCATAGTTGATCCTACTCTTATCTTAAAAGTTGTTGAACTTGTTGTCCCTGCATCCATAATATGGGTTATTATCCCTGAACCTGTATAATTAGCACCGTCTGCTATTTGAAAAATAGAAGCAGATAAAGCATTTGCTGTTGAATCTTGAAATAAGGCTCCACTAACAGCTGTAACACTAGAAACAGCAAAAGAACAACTAAATTGTATTAACAATTTATTTGTTGAACTTTTAGGTGTTATCGTAGCTGTAAGAATCTCATCTCCTTCTGTGTTCTGAGGGATCGTGTCTCTAGCATAAGGCAGGCCAGTAGTAGATGAAACTAGCGAAGTAGTTGAAGCAAAAACATTTTGGACTAGATTTTCTTCAGAGATATTTTCTTGCCATGAGACATCTGTTCCAGTCTCTGCGTACAGTATATCACCTGCAGTACCATCTGCATCTGGAAAAGTATAGACTGAATTTACTGTTAGTTCATCTGGATTAAATGTACTTGAGGTATTATTTAAAGAATTATTAGTTACCATTTTTAAGCTCCTGCCTTATATTCGAAAACTGTTATTCGTGCTTGAGCAGTGCCACCAAAAAAGCGGGTTGTAGAAGTTCCGTTGACATAAACAGTCTTTGCATCATTATGTGATCCTGCTCTTATCTTAAAAGTTGTTGAACTTGTTGTCCCTGCATCCATAACATGGGTTAAAACAAAAGGAGCATTATAATTTGTATTAAAAACAGTAGCTCCATATGCAGCAGATAAAGCATTTGCTGTTGAATCTTGAAATAAGGCTACAAGACCAGTAGCAGTAGCAGTAGCCAATGCAAAATTAGAAATAAACTGAATTACTAAAACATTAGTAGAATTTGTAGGAGTTATTGAAACAGTAATTACTTCATCTCCTTCTGTGTTCTGAGGGATCGTATCATCCAATGGGAATAATGTTGCACAAGTAATTCTAGATGTAGTATTTGCACTAGCTGTTTGAATTAAATATTCTACTGATGTATCAGCTTCCCAAGTTACTGCTCCAGCCCCATCTGTTTCTAAAACCTGTCCAGCTGTACCATCTGATGTTGGAAAAGTATAGACTGAATTTACGGTTAAAGCACTTGGATTAAATGTTGGAGAAACATTGTTTAGAGAATTATTTTGAACCATTAAACTTTTACCTCCTGTACAAATAAATGAGTAGATGATACACCACCAAATATTCTACTGTTCTGATATCCATTAACCTCAACATCATTAGCATTTCCACCCATTCTGATTTTAAAAGTTGTTGACGATGTAGTTCCTGCAGCCATATAATAAGTCAAAGACGTAGAACATCCATAATTTAGTTCATATGGATATGTTCTGCCAATATTTACGGCTAAAGCATTTGCTGTTGAGTCTTGAAAAAGAGCGGCAAAACCTGTGTAACGTGTGTCTACAGTAGTACATGCAGTGAATCTAATTATAAGGTCATTTGTAGAGCTTGTTGGTGTTATCGTAACTGTAAGAACCTCATCACCTTCCGTATTCTGGGGAATCGTGTCATCCCTTGGGAATGTAGTGTTACAATCAACTTTAGACGAAGTAGAATTATAAACAGTCTGAACAATATTACCTTCATTATTATTAGTATCCCAAGAGCCAACTTCTGATCCATCTGTTTCTATTCTGTTGCCCTCTGTCCCCGCTGCTATTGGAAAAGTATATGCAGAATTAACAGACAAAGAATCAGCATTAAATGTACTTGAAGTGTTATTTAAATCATTATTTTGAGCCATTTTATCTCCTTAAACTAATTATCAAGAAACGGTAATATTACCAACTGATGATAAAACATTATATTCTGTTGAGGCTCCAGCTACTACACAAACTAATTTTACTGAATCTCTTATAGCGGTTGCTTCTAAATAACCTCCGACTCCAGTAGTGGTTGACGATGTTCCAAAATGACAAGTTTGGTTAGCATTTTGTGCCACTCTCCATCCAACTGCTGTATTAATGCCTGTTATTTCAATAATATCTCCGATAGCTGCTGTAGCTGGAAGAGTCATTGTTAGCAAGCCTGCCTTATTAGCTATAGTTCCTGTATTAACTGCAAAATCTGTATCTGCTGTGACTACTGACCACGTAAGTCCACCCGCTCCTGCAGCCTGCCAAGTTACTGCTCCTGCTCCATCTGTTGTTAGTACTTCATCTGCTGCTCCATCAACCACTGGAAAGCTATAAGCTTCGTTAAATGTTACCACGCCTGTCGCTGCGGCTATTTCAATATCAGAACTTCCTGTAGATGGATCTACGTTAGGTCCAATCTTAAAAGCATCGGCATCACTATTATCTATCCCAGCACTAAAGGCTGTTGAGCCAGTAATTAACCATTTAGTGTATGGATCCCCTGTACTTGTAGTTCCTCCCACTGAAATGTTACATGCTGCATTTCCTGCTGTGGCTGTGTTATCCATATTCATTATAGAGGCCTGAATCATGCCACTCGCTTCTCTACCCCTACACGTTATGTCACCATCTGCTTCCGATGATGTACAGGTGAAGGTACCGCCAGCTGTTAAGCTGATTCCATCTGCTGCAACAATATCATCAAATTGAGAAACGACCGTTGTTGTATTTCCAATAAGAAAACTATAACTTGCCCCTGCAACATCTGTTACATGGATATGGTTATAGAAAAATCTTGAAACTGATGCTGTATCTGCTGAGAAGAATCCATATCCTGCATTATTTGTTGCTGTTACATGGACTGTATTTCTGAAAAATTCGTGTGTTGTTCCTGTTCCACCAAGATATGCAAGTCCTGTAACAATTGTTGCATTTGGATCTGTAACTGTAATCTTATTGTCGTTCATGAAAAATACACCAGTTGAAGCTGTATCTATAGCAACTCCAGTAACTAATGCTGTTCCGC